TTATGGACGCATTATGGACATTCCTGACACCGGGTTAAGAGTCACAGCATCTTGTAAGAAATCCGGTGCAAAGTGTGCGTAGGTCATAGTTTGCTGAATGTTAGAATGACCCAGGATGCGCTGCAATGTGATTATGTTACCTCCATTCATTATAAAATGTGTGGCAAATGTATGCCTCAAAACATGTACTGCTTGTCCGTCAGGTAAATCGGGTTTTACTTCCCTGAGAGCGTTACGCACTTTGTAGTAACTGGCATTAAAAAGCCTGCCTGAATTTTTGGTCTTGATCCTTTTAATCAGGTCCTGCGAAACGGGAATTGTCCTGCGCTTTCCGTTTTTAGTTTTCATAAACGTAACCATCTGGTTAATGATGTGTTCAGCTTTCAAATTAGACACTTCACTCCAGCGTCCACCAGTAGAAAGGCAGACTAGAGTTGCATTTAACTCATCACCATCAAGCATGGATAACAGCCGCGTAATCTCTTCACTGGACAAAAAAGCCATTTCTGTAACAGCTTCACGTAACCGCTTAACCTCACGGAACGGGTTGTGAGAGTGGTATTCACCGGCGTCAATTAACTTGGTGAACATCCCGCTCATTATTGCCAGATGCCGATTTACGCTGGCTGGTTTTAGACCATCGTTCATCATTACAACTCGATAATCAGTTATCGTTTTCTTTGTTAACTGGTCAGCTCTGGACACTCCCATTTCTGCAAATTTGGCGATTATTGTCGTCAAACGCCCCCGTTCAATATTTCCACGCTCATGTGATTTTCCGTGATATATCCACCATCTGCCTAACAACTCTGTAAGAGTTCGGCGGTCGGCTGGCTTCTCCAGCCACTCTTTGTTGTGGTAGTTAACCAGCACATGACGTTCGAATGCTTGAGCTTCACCTTTAGTTTTAAATTTCCGCCTGATACGTTTTCCATCTGCACCCTGCGGTCTGACGTCCACTTCATAACGACCATCATCGAGCTTTTTAATAGACATAAAGCCCTCCGATGACGCTGTTTACTTCTACTACTTGAAAATTAATGCAATTTTCTTTCGTACATTTACTGCACACATATGCTGAATAAATCGTCAGCCAGTCTTTTGGTCTGAGTGGTGCAAGGTTGTTGAGTCTTGCCCAATGTGCGCGAGCGCCGGGGCTATTTGTCCGCCAGCGGGATCAGTTTCATCAAACATGAACCAGTCACGGTACTTGCGAAATCTTTCTGGCTTGAAAAATTTCATACCTGCGTCAAAAGACATCTTTACTTTTCCCTGCTCATATCCAGCATAGGTGTTGTAGTTAATTCCAGTTAATTCAGCAACTTGCTTCCTTGTCATTCTTTCTGATTCCCGAATAAGTGCGAGTTTCTCTGCTTGAGATGTGATTTGTGTATTTGACATGAATTGTCGTATCTCGTAATTTATGTTGTATGCGACACACCAGAACAACGCAGAGCGGCTTCAAATAGCTCTGGTTGAATGGCACCAAAGTTGAGGATATCAAAATGAGTATTGGATCAGAAATGAATAACGATGTTGGAGAAAAAGTATCTGATCTCACAAAAAGTAAAAAATGTGACATCAAACTTGCAGCCGCACCGTCGGATTTGCTCTCGAAAGAGGGTTTTGCTCTTTACATCGGTAAGACGCCTCGCGCTGTTGCTGAAATGGCGAAAGCAGGCAAGTTACCAGCCTTTTATATGACGGACCCATTAAAGCCGGGCGGTCATGCTGAGTTATGGATTAATCGCCGTGAGTGGGACAAGTACGCAGCCCAGCTAGTTGATGAAGCTCCGACAGAATGGCATGACTGGAAAAATCGCATTAGTTACAGCAAATCAAGACATGGCCGTGCGGCTTAAGGTGGAAAGGATGAACGAGCCTCGTTGTATTGCTCAGTTATTGCGTAACGAAAGCCCAAGGGCGATTGACTTCACCATTACCCACGGTAAGGGGCGTAAGGGAATCATTATCCGCACCAAAAAACAGAGTCCGTTAAAAAAGGCTCTGACCTTTCTGAAAAGCCGGAGGGTATGGAAATGACAGTGATGACGCTCAATCTCGTTGAAAAACAGCCAGCAGCTATGCGCCGGATAATTGGCAAGCATCTTGCCGTCCCTCGCTGGCAGGATACATGTGATTATTATAATCAGATGATGGAGCGCGAACGGCTAACGGTTTGCTTCCATGCGCAGTTAAAACAGCGTCACGCAACGATGCGTTTTGAAGAAATGAACGACGTCGAACGTGAACGACTGGTTTGTGCAATTGATGAATTGCGTGGCGCATTCTCAAAACGCCGTCAGGTTGGCGCAAGTGAGTATGCATATATTAGTTTTTTAACAGTCAGTCAGCGTCGTACTTTATTTATGCATGCCGGATTGACAGAAAAAGAATTCAATCAGCCGTACTGGCGAATTAATGAAGAATCATGTTACTGGCGTGATGCTTTATTCCGTGCATTACGTGAATTATTCAGTCTGTTTGAGTATGCACCGACAATTCTGACGTCGGTAAAACCAGAGCAATATCTGCATTAAGTAATTAACCAGAGTTTTTAACGCACTTAATCGTGCGGGGCTTCTTTTTGCCTGGAGAAAGTCATGCATACAGTTTCTGAAAATCAGTGCGGTAAATACGCATTACTGCTGCAACAGGCCAGAACCGAAGCACAGGCCGACGCTGCGACGCGCTTTTCTTCTCATCTTGACGCCATGATTCGCCACATCACAAAGGCGGAGTTATCCCGCGTGGAGATAGTCGAGCTGCTCAGTCAGGAGTCGGAAAAATTTCACAATATCGGATTGTCTCGCGGGGAGGTGCTTTGATGTCCTGTTCTCGTTCGGTTGTATTACTGAATAACGCCTTAAAAATCGCCGTTATGAAAAATGGTGATTTGTCTCTTATTCAACTTGGTATTGATAAAGAAAAACGCGAAATAACTGAGTCTGTTATCGCGATTTATCAGAATGAATTAAACCTCCTGTCTGATGTGGTCAATTTACTTGTTAAACGCGCTGTATTTCACAAGCAAATCTCCTCCGTGGATGAACTGACGAAATTAACGACAGAAATTGCCAGCTATTGCGCTGATGAATTTAAAAAACTTAACGACAAAAGGAGCTGGTAATGCCGGACAACGTAGATTTTATTCAGGAACAACAGGCTGAATTACTGGAGCGCCAGATTAACGCGGCAAGGGTAAAACATTGCGGTGCTTCTGCGCTGGTTTGCGAAGAGTGTGACGCGCCAATACCTGCTGCCCGTCGTGCGGCTTATCCGTCAGCCACGCGTTGTGTTTCCTGTCAGTCAGTCTTTGAAGCAAAAAACAAACATTACCGGAGAACGGCATGAGTATTCGTATTGAAATTGGCGAACGTTATGTCGTTACCAGTGACAGCTTTCAGTTTATTCTCCACGAGAAAAAGAGAGCGGAAAGCGGTAAAAACGCCGGTCAGGAATGGCTGGCGGTGGTTGGTTATTACCCGAAATTAAGCCAGCTCGTTTCCGGCCTGATGCATCACGATATTCTGACCGGAAGCGCAAAGTCTTTTGCTGATTTAAACGCGCAGGTTGAGCAACTCAGCAAGCGTTGTTCAGAGGCTTTTGGCTCATATGGCCGTTAAAGCCTCCGGGCGTTTTGTCCCTCCGTCAGCATTTGCCGCAGGCACCGGTAAGGCGTTTACCGGTGCTTATGCATGGAACGCGCCACGCGAGGCTGTCGGGCGCGAAAGACCCCTTACACGTGACGAGATGCGTCAGGTGCAAGGTGTTTTATCCACGATTAACCGCCTGCCTTACTTTTTGCGCTCGCTGTTTACTTCACGCTATGACTACATCCGGCGCAATAAAAGCCCGGTGCACGGGTTTTATTTTCTCACATCCACTTTTCAGCGTCGTTTATGGCCGCGCATTGAGCGTGTGAATCAGCGCCATGAAATGAACACCGACGCGTCGTTGCTGTTTCTGGCAGAGCGTGACCATTATGCGCGCCTGCCGGGAATGAATGACAAGGAGCTGAAAAAGTTTGCCGCCCGTATCTCATCGCAGCTTTTCATGATGTATGAGGAACTCTGCGATGCCTGGGTGGATGCGCATGGCGAAAAAGAATCGCTGTTTACGGATGAGGCGCAGGCTCACCTGTATGGTCATGTTGCTGGCGCTGCACGTGCTTTCAATATTTCCCCGCTCTACTGGAAAAAATACCGTAAAGGACAGATGACCACGAGGCAGGCATATTCTGCCATTGCCCGCCTGTTTAACGATGAGTGGTGGACTCATCAGCTTAAAGGCCAGCGTATGCGCTGGCATGAGGCGTTACTGATAGCTGTCGGGGAGGTCAATAAAGACCGTTCTCCTTATGCCAGTAAACATGCCATTCGTGATGTGCGTGCGCGCCGCCAGGCAAATCTGGAATTTCTTAAATCGTGTGACCTTGAAAACAGGGAAACCGGCGAGCGCATCGACCTTATCAGTAAGGTGATGGGCAGTATTTCTAATCCTGAAATTCGCCGGATGGAGCTGATGAACACCATTGCCGGTATTGAGCGTTACGCCGCCGCAGAGGGTGATGTGGGGATGTTTATCACGCTGACCGCGCCGTCAAAGTATCACCCGACACGTCAGGTCGGAAAAGGCGAAAGTAAAACCGTCCAGCTTAATCACGGCTGGAACGATGAGGCATTTAATCCAAAGGATGCGCAGCGTTATCTCTGCCGTATCTGGAGCCTGATGCGCACGGCATTCAAGGATAATGATTTACAGGTCTACGGTTTGCGAGTCGTCGAGCCACACCACGACGGAACGCCGCACTGGCATATGATGCTTTTTTGTAATCCACGCCAGCGTAACCAGATTATCGAAATCATGCGTCGCTATGCGCTCAAAGAGGATGGCGACGAAAGAGGAGCCGCGCGAAACCGTTTTCAGGCAAAACACCTTAACCGGGGCGGTGCTGCGGGATATATCGCGAAATACATTTCAAAAAACATCGACGGCTATGCACTGGATGGTCAGCTCGATAACGACACCGGCAGGCCGCTGAAAGACACTGCAGCGGCTGTTACCGCATGGGCGTCAACGTGGCGCATTCCGCAATTTAAAACGGTTGGCCTGCCGACAATGGGGGCTTACCGTGAACTACGCAAATTGCCTCGCGGCGTCAGCATTGCTGATGAGTTTGACGAGCGCGTCGAGGCTGCACGCGCCGCCGCAGACAGTGGTGATTTTGCGCTGTATATCAGCGCGCAGGGTGGGGCAAATGTCCCGCGCGATTGTCAGACTGTCAGGGTCGCCCGTAGTCCGTCGGATGACGTTAACGAGTACGAGGAAGAAGTCGAGAGAGTGGTCGGCATTTACGCGCCGCATCTCGGCGCGCGTCATATTCATATCACCAGAACGACGGACTGGCGCATTGTGCCGAAAGTTCCGGTCGTTGAGCCTTTGACTTTAAAAAGCGGCATCGCCGCGCCTCGGAGTCCTGTCAATAACTGTGGAAGGCTCGCCCGAGGTATCGTTCCAGTTATGGCCCCTACGCCATCTGAGGATGCCTCAGCGGTGTTAAATCTTGTTGATGATGGGGTTGTCGTATGGGGTGATCCTGAAGCCATGAGGGTGCTCAGGGATGTGCTAAAACATGACGTGCCGCAACCAAATCGACACCAGCGGAGCAGGGAACCACTAAAACAGCAGGAAATCGCGCTATCAGCCAGACTGACCAAAGCAGAGCGGGAGCAGATACCGCACATCCGTTATGACTTAGCACAGCATAATATCACACCGAAACGTTGGGAACTTGAGGCGCTGGCGCGAGGGGCGACTGTCATTTATGATGGAAAAACATTTACATATCAGGTTGTAAATGAATGGGAAAATGAATTTTAATGATATTAAGATACTAGGACCTAAAGAGGTATATACCCGCGATAATTGAAGGTGCTTGATTTCGAAGATAATCAGGTTCATGTTAACAGCTATGAATATTGAGTTGACCGTAGAACAAAAAATCGCCATCGAAGCATTGCAACGAAAAAGTCGTGATCTCCATATCCGCGATCGGGTCTGCTGCGTATTGCTTTCTTCTGAAAGCTGGTCAATCACAATGATTGCACCATCCTAATATATCCATAAAACAACCGCTTTGTGACACCTGAATGACTGGACTGGTAGTAAAAAAGTAAACTTGAAACTGGTATTGAGTTTTAAGTGCGCGGGTTTTCGGTAGGGAGGTGACACTCATTAAATTAAAAGTTTCTGGTAAGGGGGCGGGGCCCCCTTTATAGGTTTTTTCAGGAATGAATAACCTTTCTAACCTGGAAGCTATCATTATGAGATGGGATTATTTCTCCTTTGAAAATAAGCCCTTCTCTCAAATACTGCCTGCTTTCAGAGGAAAATATTGTTACGTGGAAAAATATATCTACAGGGAGTTTGTCACAACTACAGAATCCATATCCTCGTTGTGGAAAGTATCTTTTAATGATGCACTCCCCACTGATTGCTTCAACGTTTGGTGATTCTTTGCTATAAATATGACTAATCACCATGCCTATCTCTGTTCTGGAAATGTCACACATCAAAGTGTCGCCATCAACGACGGAATCTATATTATATTGTTTTAATAAATTTTGAGAAATATCGATGGGCCCATCAATGTCATTAACAATTAGATATCCAAGGCCACGCTCAACATCATAGCTATCTACAATTGCCCTAGCATGTTTTTTTACGATGCCTAGTTTATAAATGTCGCCAAGAGTATTCTCTGGTGGTTCGCTTTCATCATATCTATTTTGTTTAAAGACTAATAGTCGATTGATTAACTCTTTTTGGCATTCATATTTTTCATGTGTTATCTCATTGCTAATATAAACAGAGTCTTCAGATATTAAATACTCTAGAAATAGATTTCTAATATTGTACATTTTAGAGATGTGATTGCCTTTGGAAGCATAAGTATCTTTTATTTTATTTGCGATAGAACTGTCGGTGATCGCTGTTGTTAATGCCATTTGATAGAAGTAAACGCTATTACGAGATGCGAGCTTTAAATGTGCTCTACCTTTATAAGAAATTGCTAATTTCTGATTTGATGAGAGTGTAGTTGATGACATATCATAGGGTTCTATTAATTTTGCCATAATTAAGCTCTCTAAAGCTTTATCGACAGCTAGTTCTGTTGCTCCTAAAGCATCGAAATAACTGCTGATAGATTGTACGCTTAAATGTTTATCCTCAATGCTTTTTCCAGGCACTTGAATGGAGTTAAGTAAAGTAAGGATTCTTAACGCTTGCAATGGTGATTGTCTTACTTGACTATCAACTTGGAATATAGGATATATTTCTGGGATGTCACCATTTTTATAAACTTCATAATCACCGCGAATTAACGCGTCCATGAAGCGAGTGAAATTTATCGAAGGAAGTTCACCACTAATATAAGATTTTATCAAGTCCTCTATTTTAATTGCAGGGGATGTGATTATTCTTTTTGATAATAATAATGTTCTGCGTATATTATAGTTGGCAAGCTCACCAAGAGTTTGTGATGTGTAATCATGATTCACAAAAATATTTTCAATCACTTTAGAAAATTTATTTATATCTTCAATGGAAATTTTAATACCTTTTGATAAAAGATAGCTTTTCTTTTGTTCATTAGTATCTTTATTGTTAAGTTTTGATGTGATGAAGTTAATTCGCTTTCTGAATACTTCCCGTGGGGACGGAGTTGGTAGAAAAAATGATTTTGATTGATAGATGCTAAATATATCTGTCTTGGAGAAAATCCAAGCTGATTTATCTGTCACGGGGAAAATAACAAGGCAGTGTTTAATGTTTTTTTTAATTGAATTGCTAAACTGGAAGACTTTTGTTTTAAAGTCAAGTGTGAATTCATCAGTGTTATCTACGACTATTATTGGAAGCATTTTTCTATTGCTTACAACATTGTGAAGGATGCGTTTTAAATATCCCTCTCGATCATTTTCAACAGCTTCATCTAAATAACGTCCAAATTTTTCCTTGAACTCATCTTTACTTCTATTGTAAAGAGCTGCGTCCGCTCCTCTTGATTTTCTTTTATATTCATTGTGATAAAGTCCAAGGAGATCATTCCATTCAGGTACGCCGTCCTTGTAAAGCTGGGTCTCAAGGGTTTTTATTATTTCTTCAGTCATCCAATCTAGAACTGTATCTTCTCGCCCTGTAGCTTCTAAGCAGTTTATTTTAATAAGTAAGCATCGTTCTCTAATCGTTTTATTAAGGGTGCGACTGAAAAAACGGTCTAAAAAAGTCGACTTCCCAGAGCCAGTTGGTCCAACTATAAAAACGGATTGTTCTGACTCTAGATTTATATCAGACTCAATATTTGACATTATTAAATCAGAAAGCTCATCTCCAACTTTATTTTTATTATAGTTTATATTTGACAAGACGCTAGTTGTTATTTTCTCAAGTGAATAGTCTGCAATTCTACTTTCATATGATTCAACAAAACATTCCATCATCATCTCGTCATCTCCCTCTAATCGAGAGAAGAAACTAGAGAATACCCTTTCTAAATCATAAGCCATATCACTTTTTCTTGTTATTTTTATATCAGATCCAATGATTGGGGCTGTTAATTCATTATTTAACAATAAACGTTTGTTGTGAATATCATCAAATATAGTGTTATACAATCTTTTGTTAAATGCTTCTTTTGATAATAATTCATAGAACACGCTAAATGATTTTTCGACTGCCTCGATACTAGGGAATACAATTGCCTCTTTACTTTTGAAGTTTTCACCAGGTATAAATGTTTTGAATATTACCCAACATAACCCATCAGTTAGAATAGAAAGAGGTATGCCATTTGGCGATGCGTAGCTAAATGCCTGGTTAATTCCTGTCTCGCATTTCTTTAAAGCAGAACCTGATATTTTTAAATGTCTTACAGTGTTTTTTTGAGCTGTTTCAACTTCTAAAATGCCGATTTTTTTGGCTTCGACAACAAAGGAGGGATGATCATCAGTGGAAAGAATGTAGTCAGAGAATCCATTGTCATGGGCAGTTTCACAAGCAATATCAGAGTGCATCCATCCAAGCGTCTCTGTTAATATGCGAGTTATGATTTGAATTTTAGCATCTTCTTCTGATTGGATTTTTGTGATGTTATGATTAACATCACTCATAATTTTTAAGAATTTTTTTTCGCTGGAATCTAAACTAGTCATTTCTTATCATCCAAAGTGATGTAAGTAAGTTACGGATAAATTCTTATGTATTGAGATTGTAAGGTAATTAGCCATGAGTTCAAGTAGTTAGTTTGCATATCCTTGCGTGAAAATGCATCTGTCGTCTGAAATTGGTTTGCTGACACAAACCCAGCCGCCGCTGGGCAGGGTTTGAAGCGCACCTGCATTAAAACCGCCCCGTGAAGCGGGCAGGCGAGGCGGGGAAAGCACTGCGCGCTGGCGGTGGTGCTGATTTTATTTTTTCAGCGTCTCAGCGCGTCGTGACGGCGCTTAGTCTGCCCGTTGGGCGTTGGTTTGCCTGCGGGCTGTTTTGTGCGGTGGTGAGTGTGTGAGGGCGTGATGACGGGGTGTAAAAAAGCCGCCCGCAGGCGGCGATGTTCAGCCGTTGTCAGTGTCCAGTGAGTAGTTTTTAAAGCGGATGACCTCCTGACCGAGCCAGCCGTTTATCTCGCGGATCCTGTCCTGTAGCGGGATAAGCTCATTGCGGACAAAGACCTTTGCCACTTTCTCAATATCTCCCAGTGACCCGACGTTCTCCGGCTTGCCGCCCATCAACTGAAAGGGGATGCGGTGCGCGTCCAGCAGGTCAGCGGCGCTGGCTTTTTTGATATTAAAAAAATCGTCCTTCGTTGCCACTTCACTGAGCGGGATAATTTTAATGCCGTCAGCTTTCCCCTGCGGGGCATAGAGAAACAGATTTTTAAAGTTGTTGCGGCCTTTTGACTTCACCATGTTTTCGCGAAGCATTTCGATATCGTTGCGGTCCTGCACGGCATCGGTGACGTACATGATATATCCGGCATGAGCGCC